GGTGACCTTCCATCCTGCGGCAAGAATATCGGTGCCCCAACCACCAATTCCGGTGACGATGACGCCATAGCCATTGGCTGTCGTTCCGACGCCAGGGACTGTGGCGCTCGGCCACTTGAACTTGGTAGCCCAAGACACCGTGCGGTTGCCCGTGGCGTCCTGCATGAGAACAATCTCGATCGGCTGGCCGTTCTTGAGGTTCGACACGTCAACAGTGACGTTGCCCGTCATGACGCCGTAGAAACGGCACCCGTTGTTTGCGTTGATGGTGATAGCGCCGGTGACATTGCCGAGATCGACCCACTGAGAGGCGTCCCACGCCTTATCGTTCGTCACGATGGCATTATTCGCCTTAGATCGAAGTTCTGCGGCAGTGGCCGCGCTCCGCGTGGCTGTGTTACCAAGCTCAAGCGAGGTGCGGGCGACCCCTTTGTCAGTGAGACTTGCGAGATTGTCCTCTTTCGCGAGATAGTTTTGCGGGTCCCACACCTCAGCGCGATTGGCCGCCGCGATGGCGGCATCCCGTGCAGAGATTGTCGTCGCTGTATCGGAGCCGGTCTGAATTCGATCCGAAGCAGTCCTTGCTGCGTCGGCAGCGGCGCTGGTGCGCGACGCAAACGCGTTAACGCGGGCCGCTTCGATTTGGGCCAGGTATGCCTGAGCCGCAAGCTGAGAACCCGCGGTAGCACTGATGATCCAGTCGTTGAACGGGCCAGCGTTGCCGTAGATCGACATAACCCGGACCACCATCTTTCCGGTCAGGCGATCATAGGAGACGCGCCGGCCGATGGCGTAATCAGTCGCATTCGACGCGCGAGTGACGGCGACGAAAGGAGTTGGAACGAACAGATCTCGCTTGATCTCGTCGTCGATGAAGAACGTAACATCAGTGTCGTTAACCAACGTCACTTCAGTCGTGGAGTCCGCAGTCAGAAAGCCGAGACTTGCAAGCTGCTGAATGCGCTCGTACGCAGGATAGATCGTCTCATTCAGTCGGATCAGACCAACGAGACGAAGCTCGTCGACCGCCGCCTGCCACGAAGGAGTGAAAGGCTCAAGAGCCCGCAGACGCGCATCGAGCGTCTGCATGGCCTTGTTCAATCGGTCGGCGTTGAAATCCTCGTCGTCCGAGAATTCAAGATCAGGAAAGTTGCTTGACATCGGCCACTACTCCAGCCTCCGTCATCGCGTCGAAAATGACTTGATCCACCACATGCTCGTGAGCAGGCGAGTAGAAGAAGCCCTCGTGATCGAAGCGAGCGGAGAGCTTGACGTCGTAGCGAACGTCAGCGCCCGCCTTAGCGGCGGGCTGCTGGTTCTTTGCCATTGGTTGGTCCTTGTGGGTTGCAGCGCCTTAGAGCGCGTAGTCCTTCTGCCAGGCGACGTGGAAGACGCGCTGGTTGGTCGATGTCGCAAGCTCCGTCTGCACCCGGAACTGCGTGACCGCAGCGCCGAGGTTGAAGACGTAGGTCCGCTCGTACGAGCCATCGGCCGGGTCGATGTAGGTCGACGTGGACGACGGTGCGACTTCCGTAGCGAAGGTCGCGCCCGTGCGGAGCTTGACGCCCGCGGTGTGGTAGGTCGGGTTGAAGAACTCGTAGCGCTCGATCACTCGAATTTGCGTCGAGGGAACGGGCAGCGTGCGGGTCTGCGTGATGTGGCGAGCCGAAACGTCCGGCCGGGTAACCGAAACCGAGCTGTCCAACAGGTTGATCGCCGGCATACAGTCGACCGAACCGTTGAACACGGCGCGGAACGGCAGAAGCGGCGGGATCGTGCCACCCTGCCCCAACATGTAGTTGTCGGTGTCGAGCAGGTTGTACCAGCTGGAGCCTACCTGGATCTCGTAGGAGAGCGAGGTGCCTTCCGGAACGATCGTGCCTGCGATCAGATCGATCGCGAGGATGCCGCCGGAGAGCTGCAGAGGCTGAAGCGTGATAACCTGGCGAGCCTGGTTGAAGCGGCAGCGGTGCAGTCGGAACCAAAGATCCTTGAACGCATCGCCCTGCGCATATGCGCCGTCGAGAACGTAGAAGAACGTGCCCTGCGAGAAGTTCGGGACCGTGCCGACCCAGTGGTCAGCGGAGGTGGTCAGAACCAGTGCGTAGCGCTTGCCGGCCTGCAGATACGTCGGCTGCAGCGTGACGGTCGTTTCGCCGCCGAGAACCATCTGCTCACGCAGGATGGTGGTCGTTGCGATTGCCGCCTTGAGGTTGGGCAGACCGAAGTCCGAAACCTCGACGATCGCGACGTGGCAGGTGCCTGCCGCCGCAAGGCGGGTGAAGCAAACGCCGACAGCATCGAGCCACATGTTCTGGCCCTGGAGCCAGGTCTGGGCGATCTGCGCACCGTTGACCGAGATGGTGTTGGTCACCTTCTCCCAGTACGGTTCGTCGTAATTGTCGATCCAGATCTGCTTGAGGCGGACCCAGTTGTGGCCGGGGTAATCGATCATCGTGATCGACTCGACCTCGTAGATTTCGCCGGCACGATAGAAGCGCGAGCCGCCATCATACTGACCGGTCTGCCACCAGAGGCTGTTCGAACAGACGGTGAAGGCATCGCCGTAGCGGATGCGCTGACGCGACATGGTCTTCTGGATCATGTTGAACGTCGTCTGCGAGTACGAAGAGATCTGCGTGTCGGCGGTGATGCCGCCTGACGTGAACCACGCTTCGCGGGTGTAGGCCGGGAACATGATGCCTGCCTTGATCGTCGCGCCGCTGTCGAGCGGGTTGAAGATCTGCAGCGCCGAGAGACCCTCGGCAGCGTTCGGCATTCGGATGCCCTCTTCGACCTTTACGTGCGACAGCGGGTCGTCGAGCTTCGACTTGACCGTATCGAGGAAGAAGTTTGCGTTGGAGTCGACTGCGTTCTGCAGGACGCCGTTCTTGGCTTCGAGAACCGCGAGGCGCTGAAGCGTGCGGCCAAGCGACGCCTGGTCGGCCTGACCACGCGAGTTGGCTTCCTTGAGCGCGGCGAGATCGGACGAAAGCGTCTTGATCTGGAAGCCGGCAGACACCTCGAACTCTTCGAGGTCTTCGATGCGGTCTTCGTGATCCTGGATGCTCGGCAGCTTGGTGGCTTCGAGCATCGTCACAGTGTCGACGCCGGTGGCAGTCAGAACGACGCGGGCGATTACCGTGTAGCCTGCGTCAACGATCGGGTCAGTCGGGTCAGGAGCTTCCGCGCCGAGCACAACCTGAAGGTTGGCGACACGAGCATGAACCATCGGGACGGCCTGAGGCTCGGCCTGGCGGGTCTCGGCGTTGATCAGGAACTGGCGAGGGCGGACGTCGGTGTCAGACTCGGAGCCCCAAGTCACCAGCAAGGCGACGCGCTTACCAGCGACCGGCAGCTGCGTGAGGAAGTCCCGCGTCCAGGCGGTGGCGCCGGATGCGTAAACCTTACCTGCGGAATACAGACGACCGGGCTGGACCTCGATCGAAGTGACGCCGGACTTGGAGGCGTTGAAGCCGGTGTAGCGGGCGTTCAGAGTGATCGCGTCGCCAACTACGTGATCGATCGCACCTTCAACGAAGTCCTGCAACCGAGTGAAGTCGGTCGGATCGTCGTCGATGTTGGCGTGAAAGATGATCTTATTTTCCACAATGGTCTCCTGGGCCGCTTACGCGACCTGCTTGATTTCGCCGAGTTTGAAGGTGCCGAGCTTCCGCCTGTCGCCGAGCCGCACGGTGCGGTGGGTGACCGTGTCCACGAGGACGGTGTCGCGAAGGGGCTTCGCTGCGACGATTGCGTCACAGGCGTCGTAGAGCTTCGAATTGTCGGCAGGGATGCGAAAGCCGTTACGGAATTTGCCGCCGAAGCCGCGCCCGTATGGCCGTTTGTCGTTGATCGCGACGGTCGCCTGCGCCGTGAAGGCGGGGATGCCGTAGCGTGAATGGCCGCGGTACCACTTGGCGACCAACCCGGAGGGCAGGTCTTCCTTGTAGTGCAGCGACAATCGTTCGTAGATCCAGTGAGGCGCCTCAGTGTCTCGGCGGAAGTTTCCACCACCCCGAAACGACTTGCTGAAGGATCGAAAATTCTCTGCAGGGCGCGGCGTGTGGCGCTCGTAGATCGGCACCGGCTTGATGTTCTGAGGCGTCAGGCCCGGCGTCGCCGATATGAACTGCTTTCCGGCGTCAGAGAGGCGGACAGTGACCACGTTCTCCGCGGCATCGCTCAGCTCGTAGAAGCCGTGACCTCGGAAGCCGGTAGTCCGGAAATCCCGCTTCGTATTCGAAGCGAACATCAGGCGCTCGACAGCGGCGCCGGTGAAACCGGACAGCGCCTCGATGCGAGCCGGCACCTCTACTCCGTTGCGAAACAGAGTGGCGCGGCGACCGTAGATGTTCGGGCCGATCGACTTCTCTCGGAAGTTATCGTTCCGGAAGGTCTTGCTGGCCACGCGGAAGTCGCGGGGGCCGGCAGGATCGCGGATCAAAAAGGGGTAGACGCGGATCTGAGGCAGCATCAGCAGCCAGTCTAGGAACTGCTCGTTCGTCATCGCCGGGATGCGGTAGCCGCGGGCCGGCGGGACGATGAGGTTCTTTAGCTTGGCGTCGACCAGGTCGAGGTACGTGGCCATTCCGGCCTTCGTGCCCTTCATCCTGTGATGCGCGACGGCGTCAGCGACGACGCGGCGCTTCTTGATCTCGTCCCAGTTGGGGTCCCAGATATCGACCGACATTGCCCAAGCGAGGTAGGGCAGATCGTCGATGTGACAGAGGAAGGGGTCCCACAGGCGCCGCAGGCGGTCGGTGCTCAGATTGAGCAGCCTGTCGACCTGCGAGGCCAAGGTTCGTTCGTACAGCGTGGCATTCGGAGCGAGGATCTGATCCATCATGCGCTCGGCCATTGATTACTCCTGACGTGCGGTGAGCACGTTCACGCTGGCCGAGTTGATCCACACGCAGGCGCTGGTGCCGACGTCGATGTCCTGAAATTCAGTCTCGACGTTCTGCACGCCCTCCTGCGTCAAAGCGGCGAGGACGGCGGAGCGCTTCAGATCGCGACCGATAAGGGCGATGCGGTTGCGCAGGTTCGTGAGCGCCTTATTGACATCGGCGAGAACGAGCGACTGGTCGGGGCCAGGGTAAAGCGTGACGTTTGCGACGATGTCCGTGGCGATTTTGGTGACCGGCACTACAGAGATGTCGTCGGTAAGAGGCTTGATGGCGTCGGACATCAGCTTGTCGTAGACAGCGTCAACGACGGCGGACGACGGCACCGGATTGTTGCCGTTAGCCATGATGGTGATGCGCACCCTGCCCGTCCCGCGCTCCGCAACGGCGGACACGTCCCGGATCGTCGGAGACACGGACATGGCGTGGTAGATGTACGCGCCGTGGGCGCCGGCAGTCGTGTAGGTCTCCATCGAGACCTGAATGCGCCTGCGGAAATGGTCATCTTCTTCGTTGGGAAGACGAAGACACTGGAAGCGAGCGCCGATGACATCGAGATCAGAGAACTTCGCGAAGGGAAGCATACTGGCTCGCGCCGCGGCGTTGATGCGCTCGCGTACGATCATCTCGCCGTAAGCTTCAGCTTCCAGAATGATATTGGTCGGAGACTGCTCAAGGTTGAGCGCCGCGGCGAGAGCCGGGTTCTTCTCCAGGACTTCAGCCTTGTAGATCGCGAGAAGGACTTCGTAGTCGATCTCTTCGATGACCTGCGGGGGAGGCAGTCGGGCGAAGTCGATATAAAGGCGGGGTGACTCGAACGAAGGCATTGTCCCTCTTCACGGAATGGAGAGGGACAGCGCGCATCAAGGATTAGACGGTCGTTTTCACGACCCTCTGGTTCTGCTCGATGAGGTCAATGCCCTCGATGGTGATGACGATTGCCCCGGTGACATCGAGATCATCGATCGAGCATCGGCGGACCTTGAACTCTGGCTCATAGGTGTTGATCGCGGAGATTGCCGCCATCATGCCCATCATGAGCGTCTCCTCATTGCCGGGCTTGTCCTGCATGTTGAGGAAGTTCGATCCCCACCACAGCCGCATCAATCTGACGCGAAGGCGTGTGGTGAGGATGGTCTGGATGCTCTGCTTGATGCGTGGCCAACCGGAGATCAGCTCGCCGGTGAACCGGTCGATATCGACCAAGTGCTCAGTAGCGAGAGCCATGCCGGCCTCCGCTTACTTGCGCTTGCGGGCCGGCCTGTCGTCGGCGTCCGCTTCCACGGTCTCGACGGCGAAGGTGGTCTGCACCTCCGGCTCGTCAGCAACCTCGGGGGCGGCGACGGGCGCCGGTGCGGTCACGGTCTTGGTTTCCTTGAGCGCGTGCTTGAGGTATTTGGCTTCCGCATCCGTCAGGGATACCGGGTCACCTTCAACCACAAGATTGCCGTGCCGCCAGAAGGCGGCCATCGCGGTGTAAGTCTTCTTCATTTTTTTCTTTCCTATGACGCCGGGATCGGGAAGCCGGTCTGAGCCGGTCCAGCCATGACATCCGTGTGCTTGTGCGTGGCGCCGACGTTCTTGTTGTCATGAGACATCTTGCCGCCGGTCTGCTTGAAGCCTTCGCCGGTGAACTCCCACTCGACGCCGCCGGCAGTGATCTTCAGGCCGCCGGCCTGCTGAACGAACGTGCTGGCGTCACCGACATTCGTGGTGATGGCGTTGTCGCGGATGCTGATCATGGACTCGCCCTTGGCGGCCTTGATCGTGTCCTCCGACATTTCAAGCTTCGAACCGTTCTTGGCGGTGACGGTGATGAGATCCTCGGTCAGCGACAGCTTGGTGTCGCCCTTGGAAATCTTCGCCTCCTCCTTGTTGACGTGGAAGGCCATCTTCTCGTTGACGATGAAGATGTCGTTCTCGTCGACAGCGATCGAGGTTTTCGACTTGCCGTGCGTGAGCAACCAGCCCTTGTCGGTGGCGAGGACTTGCAGCGTCTTCTCGGCGCCCTCTTTCGGGACGTCGGGCATCTCGCGCTTTTCCTGGGTCTTGCGACCCTCCCCCTGGGACTGGCCCTCGGGGTTCTGCTCCGGCTTGCGGCCGATGACGAGGTGATGAGTGTTGCTCGCCTCGCGCGTCCACACGTTCTGCTTGTCGGTCTTGGCGTCGTTCTTCGCCTGCATCAGGCCCTGCATCTTGCCCTGCAAGAAGCCCATCATGTTTCCGGCTGCGCTCTTGATCGCCTGCTGGATCGAGGCTTTCGCCATCGCGATGGGGTCACTTGCCGGGCCGATCACCTGGTTGGCGAGGCCCTGCACCGACTGAATGTCGGGGATCTTGATGCCGTTCGGGCCGAAGTTGAGGACCGAAGGATCGATGCCGGCTTCACGGAGCTTCGAGAGCCCCATGCTGATCGGATCGGAGCTGATGTTGACGAGAGCAAATGAGCCGGTGCTGCCAGATCCAAAGATGGACGGCGCCTGCTCGGTCTTCTTGCTGTTCTCTTCGTGCTCTACCAGCGTGACGACCTCGTCCTTCTTGCTGCTTGGCGAAGGATTTTCCGGACCGTAGTGATAGGGCTCGACAACGGCCTGTTCGCCTGACCCACCTGGGGAGCGCATGACCGCGTACTGCCCCTCCTTCGGAGGGATCGACGTCTTGATGGTGGCATGAGAGAAGGCCGCCCACGGCAGCCAATCACTCTTGTAGGTCAGGTTGCTGAACGCATCCGCCGAGCCTGACGAACTGCCCTGCTCTTCCGAGCCGAACGGCTTATCGTCCGATCCGTCGTTGAACTTGACGAACCAGCGCTGGTTCTCGGACTTGACGGCCACGATCTTGCCGCGGCGCTCTTGGTTCTGAAACGCGCGCTCCAGATCCTGGAGGCGCCGTTCCATGTTCATGACCTGACGCATCAGTCGACCTCTGGTGTGATATCCAGCTGGTCGCGAAGTTCCTGGCCGGCTTCGTTGTGGATGTAGCCAAGCGCTAAGTCTCGCTTGTTCGGAAACTGCGTGACGCGCTGGCCGTTGAACACGACCGTGTCGCGCTCGCGGGCGCGGTTGGTGCCGATCGTGATGTCGCTTTCCCATTCCACAACGCCGATCGTGATGCCCTCGCGCCGGAGAGCCGGCTGGCTGAGGCGTCGGAACTTGACGTTGGTGGCAGGGCCGGCATTGGGATCGCCGAACTGATTGAGGTTCGCCATCAAGGCGACGCTCTCGACCATTTCCCAGGCGCGGGCATCGCCGTCGAGTTGGGCGAACCGGTTCTCGTCGATGATGACGCAGACCACCCGAAGGCAGGTGCTGATCTCGCCGGTGACGTGATGCTTGGCCGGCGCGTTCATGACGGCGACGCGGGCGCAGGGCACCTTGACGGTCCACTCTGCGACGTCATGCTCATCGAACAGACCGTCGTACCAATCAATGTCAACGCCGGGGATTGTCTCCCTGACCTTGTCTATAACGCGCTCGCGGAAGTCGACGATCTTACTCATCAGGCCTCCTTCAGCGCATCGGCAAGGTGTTTACGGAGCATCTGGGAGATGCGGCGGTTGTTGGCATCCGAGAAGCCCATAAACGGGCGCGCTGGGACGCTGGTCTTTCCGGCGGCGCGCTGCCGTTTGTTCGGCTTGCGGCGACCGCGGTGATTGAAGCCGTCCTGCATGTAGGAGGCGTATTCTTTGTCGGTGGTGACCGTAACCTCTCGGTCCGACACGTCCTCGACGTAGAAGCTGCGTCCAAGTTCACCGCTGTCCACGAGGATGTTGTCACTCCCCTTGGATTGGATGGTGGATTGGGCGAGCCTTGCCCAGGCGGCCCCGCTTGGCGACTGCTTCTGTTGAAAGATGCGGTTGCTGTGCGATCGCACCATGTAGTCGCCGATGTCCTCCATAACTGGCTGGAGGTGGGCGCCGGCTTCCATGACGGCCTTGAGCTTCTTGTTGAGGCGGACGAGATCGAGGTCGATCTTCGCTGATATCCCGGCCATTATGCACGACCGGTGTCGAACGCCTTTCCGCTGCGCTTCACGTTCGGGTCGGTGACCGTGGTGGAGCCGTCAGGGTTCGTCGTTGTCGCCGGAGGGAGGCCGAGGCCAACCTTGCCGGTGGAAATCTTTTCCAGCAATGAAAGCGCGTCTTCGTAGCGCACTCGCATTTCGTCGGTTCGACCGGAGCGACCGAGCGCCATCTTGTAGACGGCGATATCGATTGCACAGGTCTTGACGACTCCCGGCGCCGGAACGAGCGGGACAGTGTACTGAGCCGACAAGTAGGCGTCACAGACCTCGTCTGCGGACGCCAACGCGCGGGCGATGACTGCGGGATCAGCGTTGCCGTCCCGATCATAATCGGCTACGCGAACAAGAAGATCGGTGCCGTAGAGGTTCTCGATGTCTTCCTGTGTCGCGTAGGGCATCCTCAGTCCTTACTTCTTGGCCTTGGCGGCCTTCTTCGCGGCGGCAGCGGCAGCGGCAGCCTTCTTCGCGGCATCGGCCTTCTCAGCGTCCGCCTTCTCAGCCTCAGCCTTGTCGGCGGCTTCCTTGAGAGCGGCAGCGGCAACTGCATCAGCGTCGACATCGCCTTCGACCTTCTCGCCATCGCTGTCAGCGGGCGTCTCGGTGTCGGCAGGCGTCTCAACGTGAGCCGGCGTTTCGGCGGTAGTCGCCGTTGGGATCTCTTCGGTCTTTTCGACCTTGACGGCGACGGTCACGTATTCGTCGTCGGAAACGTCGCCAGCTGCTTGCAGCACGGCGAAACGAGCGGCACGAACTTCATCCGAGACGAGCCGGCGGTTATTGCGCAGCTTTGCTGCGTTCTCACGGGCTCGGAAGCCCTTCGCACCAAACATTCAATTCTCCTGGGAACGGGAAGCCCTCCCGGATTTCTCCGAGAGGGTTCGCGCTTGTTTTGGCTTAGGCGGCCAGCTTGTGCTTGAACGCCACGATGCGCACGATCTTCGGATCGTAGACGCGCTGCCAGTTGGTGGTGGTGGCCAGTTCGTCGTTCGTCGGGGTCGGGCCAGCGGCGCTGCCGATCCACTTCACGCCGCGCGGATGCATGACCCACTGGCGACGGTTGACGATGAACTCCTGGCCCATGCCGACCAGCTCTTCGCGGCCCACGGCGACCGGCACCTTCGGCGACTTCTCGCCGTAGCCGATGGCGCCCTGACCGAAGAGGTAGGTCGTGAACACGCGGTTCGCGCCGCTGCCTTCGAAAGGCATGCTGTCATCTTCGATGACCTGCTTGCCCATGTAGACCGGCACGGTCAGTTTGCCTTCCGAGTCCGGCACGTAGTCGATGAGGTCGGCCTTCACCATCGCCTTGAGCGTCTGGCTGTGGACGGCAACACCCGACAGACCGCCCTGCTCGTCACCGAGCAAGAACGCGGTGTCGATGAAGGAGTCGGCGTCGAAGTATTCTGCGCCGCCGGTCAGACCGGAGATGTCGTTGACGTTCGCAGCCATCGAAGCTGCGCCCATCGCACCCTTCAGGGTGGAGAGCAGAGCGCGCTGCATGCGCTTGTTCCACCAGTCGGCGAAACGGTTGGCGATCGCGTCGATCGGGTCAGCGCCGGACAGGTCAGCGGACAGATCGGAGGCACCGAATGCCTTACCGCGCAGCAGCTTCACTGCGATGTCCTGACCAACCGTCATCTTACCGACAGCGAGGGTCTTGGTGTCGTCGAGCACGACTTCCGCGTCCTCGGCGTCGAGGTCGTTGAAGAACGGCATATTGACGCTCAGACCGGCGATCTGGTCGTCGATCGTGGAGGTCAGGTCGGTGATGATGCCCGACTGGAACAGGCGCGACTTTTCGGTCGACAGAACCTGAACGTAGTCGTTGAACTCGGTCGGGACGATCATGTCCGCAAGGCGGGTCTCAGTCATTTTTCTCTCTTGGAGTTTTGACTGGCTCCGGCGGCTGAAACGAAAAAAGCCGCCCCCGAAGGGACGGCTTCAATACTTGCTAGGGCGCTGCCTTATTGAGGTCAGACGCCGGCCGCGGCTTTCAGCTGCTTGGCCAGTTCTGGGTTTTGTTTCGTGAGCAACATCTGCTGCGTCACGTTGCGCGTCTCCTTCGCCCAGGGGTTGACCTGGCCGTTGGGGACGTTCGCTTGGTTTGCCGGCTTAACCCCGAAGCTCGGCTTGTCTTCAGCTTTGAAGAGGCCGGGGCGGCTGTCGCGGATCTCGCTCATGAGATCGGCCACAGTCACAGGGGTGCCGAGGTGGTCTTTCACCCGCGGAATGCCGTCCGGTCCGACGACCGAAACCTGGACCTTCCCGTTGACCAGTTCGGTCTTCAGGAATTTCTGTGCCAGGAGTTCGATCGCCTCGTGGGCGTCGTCCAGTGGGTTGAGTTTTGCAAGTTCCGACTTGACGGCGTTGTCGCGCATCAAAGTCTGGAGCTGCCCCGTGAGGCCGCCGATCGTTTCGTCCTGGCCCGTGATCTTGCTGGTCAGCTCGGTTTCGCGTGCGGTCCACTGCGTGGTGAGCTGGCCCTTCAAGGCCTCGAACTTGGTGGTGGCGATCTGGTCAGCCTGCTTCTCGGGATCGAGTGCTGTCAGTCGTGTGGCGGTCTCGATAGCCGTGCGGGCGGCGTCCGGAGTGATGTCGCCGTAGGCGTTAACGCGCTCCAATGCAGAGCGGGCTGCCGCGGGGTCCATACCCTCGAACGGGCGGAACTGTTCGGTCAGGCGAGAGACGTTGTGTCGCTCGGAGCCGAGGGCGTTCTTGAGGCCCTGGACGTTATCGAGTTCATAGCCTTCGGCGGCGGTCACGTTGAGGAAGAACTTCCCGTCCTTCTGAACGTAAAACTCGCGATGAGCTTCGGCTACGGTGTTGATGTCAGTTACGACTGCTTTAAGCATATCCATCCCGGAAATGCGGGGCATCCCGCCCCTCGTGAAGAAGAGGTCTCAAGCGCATCCCGCGCAAAAGACCGGTGTCATCCCCGAGAGACCGGGGAAGAAGGTAAGCCACGACTGTGCGATCCGAGGGCCATCCCGGCTCCTGCTCGGCGATCAGTCGTGGCAAATTGGATTGGTGCGTAGGGCTGGAGTTGAACCAGCACAGCATTAAGCGGCCCGGTTACAACGGGTTGGACTCGCCAGTGTCACAGTGCCTACACACGAAGCTTTCAGCGGCGGCGCGGGCGTGCGGCGCGCTCTTTGGCATCTCTGTTCGTCTTGTGCGGGAATGCGAACTGAGACCGCTGAGGACGCGCTCTACCGGGTAAGTTCCGGGGCGCGAAGCTCGGTCACAAAAAAGGCCCGCCAGAAACTGACGGGCCGTTTATGAGATGCCTGGGTGCAGAGGGCTTAAGCCGCGATCTGCAATGAGTCCGAGGAGCTGAGAGCGACTTCCGTAAAGCGCTCGTCGAAGCTCTCGGGCTTCTCGAATGAAATTGTATCGTCGTCCCAGAGAACGATGATGTCGCCTGCGAGGCAGTCCATCACACCCCATGGGGTTCGGTGAGTGAAGCCGCCGAAGGAGTTGATCACCAAATCGCCAGACTGAATGCGCTTCACCAACCATTGTGGCGGCGTTTCGTCAGCAGGCCGACCCCAGAGGGGCAGTTTGAAGATCTGAACAGTCGCGCTGCGCTCGAACAGTGTCACGGTCACTCCATTTGCATTATTGCAAATGTATACGCGCGGTACCGCCCTTCTGTCAATAGCCTTCGACAGAAAAAGCGAATAAAAATGCAAATGCCTTATTTTGGCCCGAATAGGACCCAGAGCAGCAGTAGGCCGGGGATCGACCAGACCAGAAGAATGCCGATGCCGGCCCAGGACAGGAACGACCAGGCGATACTCGGGCGAGCTACGGTCACCTGGGCTGCTGGCTGCGCCGGAGCGTCGACCTGGGGATTGCCCCAGGGGCGCGCAGGCGCTCGCATACTAGACCACTCGTAGGGGCCGAGTGCCTGGGCGATCTTCTTGCGGGCGGCTTGCCACGTCATCTTTAACCGGTTTCCTCGTCTTGGCATGGAATTTTGGCTTGAAGCAGATGGCGCAGCAAAAATACTCGTCGCCGATCAGCTTTCCGAAAGCCACCACTGACATTGGGATCATGCGCACCAGCTCCTGTACGAGGGTGCCCTGTTTTGCAGAGCACTCCTCGCAGGAATAGGCCTGGACCTTCAATGTCAGTGTTTGCTTTGCCATGTTCCACTTCCAGTAGCATGCGCATTTGCGCTCTGCAATCAGATTTGCCTTTGAGGGCGGGTCTGACCAGATGGAAAGTCGGGAAGCGGCTCATCAGTTCCCGCAGCCGGATCGGCTTCCTCGGCCGCGGGATCGGCGGCGCCTGGTTCAACGCCGTTGCCGGCGGCGTTCTCTGCCGCGATTGCAGCCAGCTCGACCTCGACGATGAAGTCGTCGCCGAACATGCTGCGGTTGCGCAGCTCCTTGAGCAGCAGTTCGCGGGAGACGCCGCGCTTTTCCCAGGCCTTGATAAGGGCGTTGACTTCGCCCAGCCGGTCCTTGGTGTTGGAGAACTCCTTGTTCAGAACGACTGTGACATTGGAGTAGTCCTTGCCGGTCCAGTTGGCCATGAAGCCTACGGCCTTCTCCAGCGTGTCCTGGCAGTTCAGCGCCAAGTCGTGGATGACCGAGGCCACGCGGGTTTCGGCGAGATCGCGCTCATTCTGTGCGACATACTGGCGGTGCGTGCCCTGGATCGGGTTCAGCGCCATCATGTCCATCTGGATTTCCAGATGCTCAAGATCCTTGAAGCCGGACTCGATCGCCGTGCCGCGAGGCTCGACGTAGTACCAGCGACCGTTTGCCTCAGGAGCATACAGAACCTTGAACGGACCGATGCCGAACGCCTTCTCGTCATCTTCGTCGAGCTGCACGCCGGAGCATGCCAGCATCGGGAAGCGGCCGGCCGACAGGATGGAGCGCTGATCCGAGGATGAGATCCAGTGCTCGATCTGCTTATAGGCGAGATCGATGAAGACGGGGCGAGCGAGATAGTCCGCTTCCTTTTCGCCGGCATAGAGCGTAGCGAACGGGACTTCGGTCATGTTGTCGATCGGCGTCTCTTCGATGAAGTTCCAGCTCGATGCGCCGGCACCGGCCTTCTGATCCCAGAGCTGCACGATGCCCTTGCCCGTATTGGGGTCGACCTCGATGACGCGCATCTCGTTGTAGAGAACTTCCTTGAAGCCCTCGCGCTCGGCGCGCTGGCCGCGGATGCGGACGTGGACCGTCTTGTTGTCGCCTGCGACATACTGGTCGTAAGCAGCGGCGACGTCGTCGACCTTGAAGAGCTTGAAGAATGGACGGGCGCCGGAAGCCCGCTGCTCGCCCAGGTTCTTCATGTTCGCGGTGCTGGGATGATCGACCAGGATGTGAGCCATGCCGTCGATCAGCGCGTTGTTGAACAGCTGATGGCCGAAGATATGCATATGGTTGCCCTGCATATCGATGTCCTGCGACCACAGCTCAAGCTCGGGGTCCGCGTTGTTCAGCTTCAGCAGCGTGCGGAACGGCTTGGCGGAAGCGGCGTCGACCGCCTCGCGCATCTTGTTCAGCGCGAAGGTGGATGCGAGGCGAGCGGCGTAGCGCGTGTCGCTTTCCTTCTCGTACTGCGGGAGGAAGTCCTTTTCCTTCGCCCGCATGGTCTGCGTGCCGCCATAGACGGCTCGGAGCATGGAGGTGCGCTCCTGCATGGCCTTGATTGCCGCAGACAGCTCTCCGGGGTTCCCCTCCTTGGGGGAGGCGATGTACTTGATATCCATTTGAAGAGGCTGGTCCTGTTACCAGTCAACGATCCGGGCTTTACGGGGACCGAGAAGTTCGTTGAAGGCGTCGGCTGCGGCGTCGACCTGGTCGTCATGGACGCCAAGCGGAAACATCGACAGTTCGTCGGTGAAGCACTCATTCCAGTGCCCCTTCACGAGCTTCACGTTCCGTCCTTCGCACTGCGCAGCGAATGCGGCAGCGCGGATCTCTTTCGAGCCGGTGGGACGTTGAGCTTTGATTTTGTAGCCGGCGAGCCGGCGGATGAAGTTCTGGGCCTGGGCGACGCCGGCCTGTCCTGGGTCCTGCGGGATCACGATCTGGACCGACCGACCGTCACTGCGAGCGGTGTCCTGGATCTTCTTCTCGACTTCGAGTGGAGAGCCGCGAAAGCGGATCACGTTCTCGATGTAGAAGATGCCTTCCGTGTCCTTCGACATCAGAACGCCGACAGTCCAGTCGCCGTCCTTCGACGCCGCCAAGTCCCATGCCCGCACGCGAACGCGCTTGGCCGGGATCTCCTTCGGCGCCTCGAACCACGAAGCCTGGAACATGCCGCCATCGGCGGCCATCGGACGCTGCTGATACAGCGCGGAGAACGAGCGCTCGCCCATAACCTCCTGACGATCCATCAGCGCTTCGTACGAAAACCGGTTCGGCGCGAGTGGCTCGGTCGGCTTGCGGCGCAGCGGGTCGTTCGGCACCGTGCCATCCTCGTTAAGGATGATGGTGGAGGTGCCGTCCTCGTGTTTGATCTTCTTGGGCTCGGGCAGTGCCGGCAGCAGGAGGATTTCCCAGGGGAGACCCTTGCCTTCGTTCATCATCTCGATGAGACGGCCGGCGATGTCGTCGTAGTGCCAGCGCGTGAGCGTCAGAACGATGGCCGCGTCTTCTTCAAGACGGGTGTAGACGACGTCTCGGTACCAATCCCATTGATCCTCGCGGAAGCCAGCGCTTTCAACTTCCTTTCGATCCTTGATCGGATCGTCGATGAGGAAGAGATGGGCGCCCTTACCGGTGGTGCCTGAACCGACACCGACCGCGTAGTACTGGCCGCCCTGCTCCAGCTGCCAATCGTCGGCAGCGCGCTGGTCGGATCGGATGCGGATATCCGGGAATAGCCGGGCAAACTCCTTGCCCTTGATGATGTCGCGGACGTTTCGGCCGAATGAGGTCGCGAAGTCTGCGTTGTACGATGCGCTGATGATGTTCTTGTCGGGGTTCCTCGCCATGAAGTAGGCGGGGAAGCGGCGCGTAGACAGCTCGGACTTGCCGTGCCGTGGCGGCGCGAAGATCATGAGACGCTTGATCTCGCCGCGCTCGACCGCCTCCAACTTCTCTGCAACGAGATGATGGAAGGGGTCGGCGTAATATTTGGCGAGGGTGTACTCGGTGAAGCCGATGAGGTTTTCACGACCTCTCCGACGACGCAGGATCTCGGCCGCCGCCTCCTCGGGGGAGACGTCGGTATATGGGTTCACGATGTTCTCGTAGGTTTAGACTCCGGCCGCGGCCTTGCGGCTAACACCCCCGAAGCGGTGACTTGGCCAGAGTGATTGGGCCTTACTGGCCAGCAGGCACCTTGCGAACGTAAGGACGTCCGAAGGTCACGTCGGCAGCGACAGCGCCGGCAGCGAACGTCAGGTAGGCCTGAAAGCTCGTCGAGGCGTCGGTGCCAGCCAGTGGCGCGGTGATGGGCGTACGCAGCGTGCCGGACAGCGCCCCTGCCCCGTCCATAACGACGCTTGCAGTTGAGCTGGGCGACAGAGCGGTGTCACAGGACAGCGACAGGGCGCGGAGGCCTGCGTGACCCGCAGCGAGAGTGAAGTCGATACACGCCTCGACCTGATCGCCGGCGATGCCGGAATAGGCCGCGGTGTTCTGGAAGTTGACCAGACGGCCAGCCGCATTGCTCGTGCCGGAGACGACGATCTTCTGAGCGGCAGCGCCGTTCAGCGTGGTCTTCGAGGCGACGATGGTCATGGCGCCGTTTTCGGTCAGCGTCCAGGTGTCGGCCACTTCTCCGGTCGGAGCGGTCGTGCCAGACTTTGTGCCGGTCGTGCCGGTCAGTGCCGGGTTGCGGCTCACGCCAACGAGCAGGTTGCTCGCATCGAGATACAGGTCGTTCAGCGTCGAGGTCTGCTGCATCAGCGTGTTGGCGACCGCCGCGATCCCATCGCCGAGCTTGATGGCGCCCAGCCAGTTCGGGTGCAGCTGGTCACCCATATCCGTTGCCGGAACGATGACGCTTTCCATGTCGACGACGTGGATCTTGTACTTGTAGGCGGCCAGATCCGGGTCGGTGAAGAAATTTCCGATCAGATTATTCAGCGTGACGCGGTCAGCCTTACGAGCGGCGGAAAGAGCATTCCACGTCGCGTCGCTGCGGGGCAGAACCTTGATCGCGATGACGTGCTTGGCGCCGCCGTCGATGTAGGCCTTCCAACAGGTCTTCAGGTTGTTGTAGATCACTGCTGGCGTGTCGGCGCTGCCGGTGAGGTCGTTGGTGCCGGCGAGCAGCGAGACCAACATGGGAGACAGAGCGACGACACTCGCGGTCTGGAGGGCCATAGCTGCCGCGGTCTCGCCGCCGGTGGCCTTGTTGTAGCCAAAGGGCAGGAAGAACCGTCCGCGGGTCTTGTTGATGAACTGCCAGAGCCAGGTCGGACCGTTGGAGCCAGCAGTGATGCTGTCACCCTCCGCGACGAAGCGGGCATTCAGGGCCTGCAGCGCGACGGTGGTCGTGATTGCGATGACCGAGGACTTGGGCGAGTTGGTGCCGAGGACGTTGCTTTCCGTGATCGTGTAGTTGACAGATCCTGGCGCCGAGGCGGAGATCCCGACCACGAGAGCGGACTGGTCTGCATTGAAGGTCACGCGACCATCGTTCGGCGAGATCGACAGGACCGATCCGGGCGTCTTGCCGACGATGTTTCCGATCACCGTGCCGGCAGCGGCGGTCTCGACGAAGGTGGAAGCGGATAGCGTCAGGGTGCCGAGCGCGACGGGAAGACGCGGAACAACGGACGACTTCGCCCCGATGATACCAGCCCATGTGATGATGGAGCCGCCAGCGGGCGCCGTGGTGAAGGTGAAGGACCATTCGCCCTTCGAGTTCGCGGTGGCAGTGCCGGCCGAGGTGCCATCCTTGTACACGGTGACGGTGGACCCGGCCTTTACGCCGAAGCCAAGCCAGGTTTTGTTGTCGAGCGAGCCCGGCATGGCCGGCTCAAGGATCTGCAAGATCGGCTTGCGGCTGCCGTACAGACGCCACTGACCTTTGCGGAATTTGGAAATAGCCATCGTTTATCGATGCTTTCTTTTTTGCTTATTGAAGGAAAACGGGGGCGAGGTGGTTTGCCATCTCCTCGTATCCAGACCCGTTCGGGTGGATGCCGTCGAAATAGAGAGGCTCGAAGGTGCTGTAGGGACGGAACAGGCTGCTCATGTCGAAGACAGGCAAGCCGTTCGAAGCGCCGATCTCATGGATGATTGCGGCCCACTGGACCGCGAGCGCTTCATCTTCATTCACGCCTTGCGGCTCGATCATCAGCATGACGTCGCCGGAGATTTTCGCGGCGTCGATCACCTTCTGATATTCGGTCTTGAAATCTTCCGGGGTGATGCCGGTGCCGGGATCATTCACAGTCATGGCGATTACAGTCATGTCTGGACGAAGGGCTTGTATGCCGCCGAGCGTTGCGCCCGTCAGATTGCCAATCGTGGCGCCGAACCAGCCGGCGCGCATGACGAGCACTTCAGGACGATCCGAGTTCGAGGCGATCAGGCCGCTAATCAGGCCCGCATTTGCCCAGTGCTCAACGCTGATCGTCGAGTGACCCTGGCCAAGATCGATAGGGCTGCAAATGGTCGCGTCGCCGAAGCGCTGCGAGCTGTACATTGTCACGCTGGCAGCGGAGGGTTCTTCATCGGCGGAGACGTAGATGCCCCATTCACCGTTGTAGATGCCCAGCACTTCGACAGTGTCGAATGCCGACGAAGGGGTGAACGAAAACTTCACGCCAGTTTCGCCGAGCGCCGCTAGGACGTTCGCGCCGATGGAGCCAAGGCTGTAATCTGTCCAGCCTCCCATATCGATGCGATTGTCGTGAGCGTGCCAGTCGGCTTCGAACTGGCCGCCGATGAACGAGTTCCAGGACGCCGGCAGCGCAGAGGCGTTCAGCTTTTCGGCGAGCTTGGTCGGATACGAGAACGCAGCGGCATTGTTCTTCTGGTAAGTGCCAGTGGTGTCGCCCGTGGCGCCGGAGCCAGCGGTGATAGAGTTTCCGACGAACAGCAGGCGTGCGTTTCCGGTGCCGCTGACCACAGCGCTCTTGGCTGCGGCCCAGCGGGCGGTGTTTGATGCCGACCAATTAGTCAGGCCACGCACATCTTTCGGCGTCTGGTGTTTAGCGCGATCCTTGCGGCTCCTGCTGGAGAACCAATAGGCAAAATAACGATTGGACTTGAAACGACCCATCCTCATCAGTGAACCGTGCCTTTCTTGTCTGGAACGGGACCGGTCGAGCGCGACGCGATTTCGAGGAGCTGCTCCTCGGTCATCTCGGTGGCGACCTTGTTCACGTTGAGATTGGTGTGGTTCTCATCCTTCTGGGCGAGGTAGTTCTTGCCGAGGAAGATGGCCGCCGGAGCATTGCGATCGGCGAGGCCGAGCTGCTTGCGGCGAAGGGAGATCTTGGCGAACTGAATGCCGTCGTCCCACGCATTGCGTGCGTCTTCGCTGTTGGACAGGAAGGAGGCAAAGGTGCGCAGCGACACGCCGAGAACAGCCGCGGTCTCATCCTGCGTGCAGAACAGCTTGCCGAGTTCGGAGATTGTGCGGAGGGTATCCTCGTCGGCGGTAAGCAGCGTCTTACGGCGCTTGACCGGCTTGGCGAGGACTTCGTCGAGGAAGGCGCCCTCCTCTTCCTTGTTCTTCGAGGCTTCTTTGGCAGCGGCCTCGCGGGCAGCCGCCTCTTCCTTCGTCGGGCGACCCCGACGACGGGGAGGAAAGTCAGTCATTATTTTTGCTCTTGCTTGTGACTGGAGTCAGTGGGTGGCTTCGTTGGTCACCTCATCCGGGAAATCGCGGAGGTCGTAGGAGACGTACATTCCGTCGCCCGGCAGCCGCACAACGACGACCACTGTTTCTTCGCGGCTGTCGGCCATCTCGCCGTTCCGGTCCCAACTGCTGAGGATCGGGACGGAGTAGCCGCCTTCGAAGTCGATGACCCCGCGGTCGAGATCGAGGATGAAGCCCAGATCGCTACCGTCGCTCACAGCGGCTTTTCGCCGGACAGGGTCTGCTCGACCCAGGCGGCGAGTTCGGACTGCGGGCACGAGCCCGGCTTCCTGGAGACGACGGCGCCGCTCTTGAATGCGATGAAGGTCGGGACCTTCTGGACGCCGAACTGGGCTGCGGTCGACGCCACGTCATCGATGTTGGCGGTGACGAAGTGGGCGCGATCATCGAACCGATCGGCCACGGCATCCCACGCCGGCTTCATGGCGCGGCACGGAGCGCACCAGTCGGCATGAAACTTGACGACGGTCAGGACGTCGGAGGCCAGAACGTCGTGGATGGTGATTTCGGAGACGGACTTCATTTCGAGAAGATCTTCTTGATGCTGGAGACGCCCGCCACGCCGCACACGGTCAACACGATGTTGTACTGCATGCTCTCGTAGATGCCGGGGAGCTTGGAGATCTGCCACGAGCCGATGACGTGCCCGAGCAGCGGGATGCTGTCGAAGACGATGGCTGCGATGTGCAGAATGAAGATGCCGAACGCGACCGGCACCATCCATGCGGTGAACCAGTGTTCGCGGTCGTCCTTGCGCATGCCGGCCACGAGGCGTGCGACCTCGACCTTGGCTTGCAGCTCGGCAATGTTGAGCTGAACGTCGCCGCCGACCGCCGTCTTGAATTTCTCAAGGTCGGTGTCGGCCTTCTTGTTCAGCCATGTGAGGAGACCTGACACGAAGCCGGGGATTAGAGAGAGGAGACCGAACATATCAGGTCTCGTTCGCCAGCTTTCGCAGAGCGTTGAACGCTCGCGACCACTGCTTGCTCTCGGCGGGTGTCCAGCGCTTCTTCTTCAGCGCGGACTTGATCAAATCGTTGGACGCCTTCAGCGCCGCTTCCTGGATTGACATTAGTGTCTCTGATGGTTGGCACCGGCGTAGGGTATCGAACCCTCTGATCGAGGTTTTGGAGACCTGACCGCGACCTACGCTCGCCGATGTAATTGAAATGGACCCCAACCCGATTTCTTCACGCGACGGTCGAACCAGTCGTCGGGACGCTATGGGGGTATGCGTGCGCCTTTCGGCTTTTGGCTGGGAAGGCAGGACTCGAACCTGCGACTGGCGCATTAACAGTGCGCTGCTCTACCAACTGAGCTACAACCCAAGAAAAGTAGGCCGTTAACTGGCGGCATTTGCCTTGCCTGTTTTAATTCGGAGGGACACGGCACTCACATCATCCGAATTTCGCGGCGGCTTGGCGCATGGCCCCATTTAACCTGCCACCCCTATGTCTTCAGGTGACGATCGGCAGGCACCGCAGATGAAATCGAAAATACCCAGGCGTTTGCAGCGAAGCTGATTTGTTCTGGGAGCCACGAGGGGTAAAGGAGGAGAAACCCCCACGGGCGGCCGGGCTCATCCAGCGGTCAGCGCTCTTGGCGCCGCTCCCCGGATGGATGCTCCGACGATCTCTTGACCCCGCATGTCGCATGCGGGAGTCGCTTACTCGGTATGCTCCTGCGGTATGCGCCAGCTCGGCGGCACAGTGGTGCAGGTCATGTACAGTTTTGGCACCAGCTTCTCTAACACCCAGTCGCTATGGGCCTGCTCGACCCCCTCCCCCGGTCGGACGAGTTTG